GCCGCCCGGAAATCATCAGCGGCGTGATAGCCGATCTGGAATTTTTCTTTGCACCAAACTCGGAAAGACTCCCTGGTATAGTCCTCGGCCAGACTCATTTTCGAGTGGATTTGTTCCATGGTTACCAAGGTTTTCTTGACCTTCGGCTCCGGGACAGCTTCCTTAATTTCCGCATCGGTTGCCGGCACCCATTCAATGATTTCAAAAGCCTCGTGATTGACTTCAACGTTTTTTCTGGAGTGAGCGAAAAAGTATTCAGGCTGAATCCAACCCGACTGTGCCGGCCGCTTCGCGGTAATAAAGCGATAAGTACCGCGAACCTTACAGGGCACAAAAACGAGGATCGCTCTGGCCCAGTTGGTCAGGGTAACGCAACCTTGAAGGGTATACATCCATTCGTACCATTCCTTGTTGCTGATCTCGGCGACTTGGCCTTTTGGCATATGCGCCACGATGATCGGAGCGCAGTCATACTTGACCATCAGGGCATTAAGTTTGGCACGTAAAAAATCAGCCATAGCCGCCTCATCAGTGAGTTGTAACGTACAAAAGCCGGTCAGCGGATTGACCATGAAAATGTCGCAGGTGAACTGGGAAAGAAATTGCTCGGCAGCTTCAAAGAAACGGTTCCCGGTAAGATCACGTCGGAACTCGATCCGGGTATTTTTGTGGAGCAGATCCCACTCGATTTCGGTTAGTTGCATGGTTCTCAATACCTGCACAAATGCTTTATTATCGGCGTCGTCGTCTTCGCTCTCCAATAACAGAATTCTCAAGGGTCGCGCGGGCTTGATCCCAAAGGCCACGCGACCGATTGCCCAATGGATCATGCATTGAATGCAAAGCGAGCTCTTGCCGTGACCGCTGGGCGCTACGATAAACAGTGATCCCTCCCGAGTGAGCCAACGGTTACCCAAGAGGTTTGTTTCCGGATCAATACCGATATCCAGATAATCAACGATTGAACGCCCTTTGAGTTCGAAATTTTCTGGGCGAACGTCATCAGTGTGATGGAATTGTTCACGGAACCGGGACCACCGATCTTGTTCTTCATCCATGAGTGGGTAACAGGCTGACCCGAAGCGAATCGCCAGCTCGTGGATCAGTCGTTATCCAGGCAGCAGCTTTATAGCTCAACCCAGCAACCTTGCCATGGCCGACTAAATCCGGATCGGAGTCTTTTGTTTTGGTTTTGTTCAACGAAAGATAAAGCTCACCACCAGTGAACCGAATAACCGGCTGTGGCGGATCCATGTTGCGATGGACCGCATAGGTTTTGAGCATTGCGAGGTAATGACGAAAAACCTTCTCCGTTCGCTCCGCCCAATCGGGTTTTGGTACGCGAACATCGGGCTCGACAGACACAAGGTCACTGCCCTCTTCCTCGATCCGGTAGATCTGGTTGCACCCATCCAGGCCGCCGCAATCTTCCAGATGCCCAGTCTCACGCAAAACGTGAATCACCGCCTGCCAACTGACTTCGCCCAAATCCCTGTACGCCAGATCTATTGCTTCCAGGATGTGGCGCAAATGCGGCTGAGTGAAGTGGACCGTCGGATCAAGCTCGCGGTAAATGGTGGCCAACCGTTCGGGCTCATGCCAGCAGATCGAAACAATGCCTGCCTCTATCTCTGGAGCATAAACAAAGGTGTGCGCCTCAGCCACGGCTCTGCGCTCCAGTTATGAGGCTGTGCTTGACGCTTCGGGATAGAAACGATACGGTCGGCTCGTCGAGGGGGGTGCGGTTGCTGAGTTCATCATGGGTCGCTACCTTTCTTTCATTGCACGAAACCGCGGGGCCTTCCAAAGTTCCGCGGTTTTCGTGTTTCAAAGACTCGGGCAGCGTAGCACTGAGTGCTAAGCAGCGGTCAAGCGTTTTAAGGCTATTTCGCGCTTGCCGATATAGCCGCCGATCGGGAGCTCCGGCGCCAAGCCGATCTTGCTGTACTTTCGGCGCTTGTAGTGCGCCTCACAAAGTCCGCGAGTGCGCGCTGGGCGTAGACAGGAGGTGACCGCGCAAGGTTTCCAGTTGCTCATCGCCGCTCCTTGACCGGACGCCCCTTAGCATCGCGCAGCACTTCGGGCACCCGCCAGTCGCCGATCGCACGGTGCATTTGGTAATGTAGCCACGCCAGATAGACGATCAGCGCGGCGACTACCAAGAAGAACGCCGCGATCGTTACCAAGCAAAGTGTACCCAGCTCTTTCATGCTCTAAGAGCGTTCCGAATCCTCATCCTGCCAGATCCGCCAGTGCGTCCACAGCCAATTTTTTACCCGGCGAATAGCCGTATCCGCTGTATCCCAGATCTGGACCTCGGTACCGCTGGCTAACAATCGATCGTGTATCCGGTGCTGGGCTTCGCTCAAAGAGCCTTTATCGATCTTCATCTCGCCAAAGAGCACCCGGCCATCTCGATAGATGCGAAAATCGGGCATCCCGGTGCGACAGGTCACCCGCCGGTTGGTCGCCGACCAATCGTAGACCAGCACCCCGGCCTCTTCCTGCAGGCTGAGCCAACTAGCTAGCGTCCGCTGCTCCTCGCGTTCCAGGCGTCGAAACTGTTTCTTAATCGCTTCGTCACTGGTCAGCGCGGCGTTCGGATGGCCAGCAGCCGTGGCCAGCGTCTGGCGACCCTCCGCGTCCATGCAACGGCGCATGGCGTCATTTATCTGGTTCGGATCAATTCCCATAATTGTCACTCAGTGCTAACCGAATCCGTTGTTACAGCAAGCCATCAGCACTATCCTTTAATAAAGCGCCGCTGCCTTCTGTCAGATCCATTTGCACTCTCTCTGCATTTATTAAATGACTTAGATTCTTTTCCGCCTGTCGGAAATACGACGGCTTCAGCTCTATTCCCAAACCTTTTCTACCGTTCATCACCGCACCATAAACCTCGGAACCAACACCCATGAACGGCGTTAATACCGTTTCACCCGGATTACTCCATAACACAATAGCGCGCTCAATCACATCAAGCTGAAGCGGATGAACATGGCGCTCATCCTGCGGATCTTTTGATTCCTTGTAAGGAAGCACTCGATCTATGCGTACATCATCCCAGAAAGCGCTTGCGTACTGCCGCCAGATCCAGTGACTATATCTATTCTCGGTTTGTTTGCCTGTATGTCCCCGAAACTGTAGCAGTTCCCTTGGAATTTTTCGCTCTCCAGCATAACTCATAAGACCCACAGGATGCTGAACCGGCACCGTATTCACGCCATTTTTTCTAAACATAATCAAATAGTCCGCCGAGGCCATGTCACATAACGTCGAATCCTCAACAAGTTGTCGATGACTCAATCCCTTTGCCATCGTCCTGTTTCGCACGCCTAAAGGCTCCTTCCACACATGATAACGAGCGCAGTATTGGAAGTTAAGTTTCTGATGCAATCGAATAATATCGCCTGATAAATCTCTCAATCCAAATCCCGCATTTGCGCCATTTAAAGGAATATCCGCACAGTGCACAGCCGTTACGCGCCCTGGTTTTGTCAGCCGCCATACCTCTTTAACTGCGAATTCATAGTGCTCAAGAAACTCATTATAAGTTCGCGCATTCGACAAATCACGATCGTTGCTCGAATAATTGTACAATCCGGCAAAAGGCGGACTGTAAATCGACAGATCTATACAAGCGCCTGGGAGATTTCCCATAACCTCAATGCAATCTCCTTCGTAAAGCGCATATTTATCTGTAATTATAGCCATTCCGGTACTTGTTCTTTATTACTTAGTATGTTTGCCCTATGAAGTTTTAGAGGGTTGTTCATTAACGCGATCACATTCGAAAACATTTTATCCGCCGCCGCTGCCTTGCGTTGTAGATTTTCAAGCATCCGCGATTCGCCTTCTGAAGTTATCACATCCACTCTTACTTTATTCTTTTGCCCGAATCTCCATGACCGCCTAATAGCTTGATACCATTGTTCAAAGCTGTGCGATGGGAAAAAAATTTGCCTAGCGCAATGCTGCCAGTTTAATCCGAATCCACCTATCACTGGTTTCGTTACAAGCACCCTCACACTACCGCTCTCAAATGCCGCAAATGCTTCCTCTTTTTTTTCATCCGCATCTGATCCCGTTACTTCCACTGCATCTGGTATTAATTTTTTCAACAAACTGCCTTCATCATTCAGGCTGCACCATGCAACTATTGGCTCTGTGGATGTATTAGCGATTTCGGCCGCTTTCTCGCATCGCTCATTTATCGTTCTACGTCTCTCGTGTCGCTGTTCTTCCAGCGTACAAGCCGACAAATCAAACAACATTCCTTCGCTGTGCGTTCGAGCCTTTACCACATACTGTTCGTAAGTTATCGGTTCCAATGCAAAGCCGTAATCATCGAATCCAATATCGGATGGTTTCCTTAGCGCTTTCGCCCACGATACAAGCCACCGCCAGAAGTCCTGCTCAGCATATCCCCTAAACCTCCATTTGTTTTGCTGTGCACTACCACCGAACTTATTGCGGAAAACTCTATTGCTACTCGCTCCACTATCATGCTTGAAGAAACGCGCCAGCATGTCCATATATCCCATTTCTCCTAACGCTTCACTTGATGTTCCAAACTCTATGTAGTCATTGGGTGCCGCTGTAGCCGTCTCAAGAAGCCGATATGGAATTGTCCGCAAAAACTCAGTGATTGCCTTTCGGGTCACGCCTGAAAAGTTCTTTAATATAGATGACTCGTCGCATACTACCCCGCCCCAATCACTCGCTCTGAAGTGGTGCAGTTTTTCATAGTTAGTCACGATAATAGAAGAACATGACTTTCTGCCGTTGAAACGTTCCACACAGATGCCAAATTTCTCGCCTTCACGAACGAACTGATGTGAAACAGCCAAAGGCGTCAGAATAAGAACAGCCTTGCCTGTCTTTAATGCAACATTTTTTGCCCACACTAAGGCCATCGGCGTCTTGCCTAATCCGCAATCAGCAAACATAGCACACCGACCTTTGCGTAACGCCCAAGTCATTAAATGCTTTTGGAACCCGTAAAGAAACTCCGGCATCCACTCAGGCTCAAATCCGTTTTGTGCTCCGTATTGCGCCCGATTATTAAGAAACATCTGATAAGGATCATTCATTTAGTCGCGAGAAATTCTCTGTAGGTGTTCATTTTATCCTGCCTCTTTTTTGAATTTCATTTCTCGTTAAAGATAAAATCCGGAAGCTTTCCGCATCGACCAGCGGTGCATCGGCTGGCGTCATTAGGCGGACAGCCCCTTGCGTATCGGTAAACACCAGCCAGCTTCCACAATTGAAACAAACCGAGAAATCTCCCGGCTTCGGGCTAAAATCGCCGTCTAGGCATTGAGTCGCATCCACGCGCCAGCCGCAACAGGGCGCGTTAACCTCCTTAAAGCGGATCTCCTTCATGTGGTAGCTTCGAAACAATCCCAGTGCGCCGGCCAATAGCCATCGCCGGTCGATAGGATGATGAGATTTTCAGCCGCTAAGATCTCCGTATGACAGAGGAAACAGCATAGGCCGCCGTCAGCCGTATCTAGGGCAATGATGGGTTCTTTATTCATTTCTTCTGTTCGAGCGCTCGCAGGCGCTGTTCCATCAATTGATTCTGCAGGTCAGCTGCTTTTTCCGCAGCGCAGGTGGAAATAATCACCGTTAGCAACAGCCACAGCATGCCGATGCCGGCCCAATTCATGATTCTGTATTGGAGTTGGTAAGACTTTTCTCTACGTTTGTACTCACGTTCTCGCTCCTGGCTTTCTAATTCAGCGCGTAACTGGGCTATGCGCCTTTCCCACAGTTTCTCTAGCTCTTCGTCAGTCATGTGATGCTTCTTTTTCCTGGTTAGCTTTCTGTAATTCGTCCCAGAGCCGGCGGGCGATCTCGGCCGCCTCGGCCACCTCGGCCAGCGCCAGCGCGTAATCCTCCAGCTCGACACTGCGCCGGGCGCGCGCGGTGTAGGTCTCCAGCCTATCGAAGCTGCGAAAGATGGTGGCGGTCATTTTATTTATAGAGACTAACGGTTTGCTTGCGCTTAAGCAGCCAATAGACTGCCCAAACGATGAAGATGCTTTGCAACGCATGCAGAATGAACGCGAATTGCAGTGCTCGCTTGGTCATGCCGTTACGAGCGGATGAACATCAATCCATCTCTTAGCAGCCTCCAAAGCCGCTTCCATCGTTCCACACCGATAGTCAAAGAAGCCCGGAGGATATAAAAACCCGTCGATCATAATACGAAATGCCCCGGTTGCAATTTCGTTAATCTCTATTTCTCGACCTCTATGTATTGTTTTCATCTTAATGATAGTCATTCATCTTCCGACTTGCCCTCCAGTTTCAAGATGTTATGTGGAAGTGCCCGACGATGCGCATCTTTGATAATCCTCCCAGTCTGCTTTTTCGAAATAAAGCCGCCATCGTACCCATCTTTAGCATTTTGCAGCGCCGTTGCCATATAACCGCTGGATTTTCTAACCTTTAGATCAAGTGAAGCTATAAAAATTAAATCATCCTCTCCCTTGGCAAACCTGATCCCAAACGGTCTTACCCCATTTCCACCGGGTAAACACATCTGCGCTTCAGCTAAGGTGACGGCTCCTTTCTCGCGAAATTTCTTGTAATATGTCTCGTTCATTAAAGTAATCGTTGAGATCCCCGTTTCACTCGCAACAATCTTTTTGATGGCCTGAAACCGTTTAGTGACTTCCCCATAGAAAATGTTCGGAAAAAGGTCGCCTTCCAGTAAGTAATTGATGATCTCCGTACGATTAGGATCAGTATTGCCCGAATTCCGTAAGTCGATCACGACTTCTGCTAGTCTATGCGTAAATTCGTTCATCGCGTTAGTTTCAGTAGGTCGGCATTCGGTTTGTTGATGACCCATAGCTGGTTTGCGTATTGCGCAGCCCGTGCCGCAACTTGCCAGAGAGTTTTCGAGGCATCCTCCAGCGTGACTTCGTCCAGATGCTTCTTATACTGAACTACGCGATCAAGCCGACGCGCTGGCTCATGATACTCTGAACGCAATATTCGGTTGACATCGGCTAAAGTGCGGCGCAAATAATCCTCCAGATCCGGGGGTGGCTGCTTGACATCATCATTAAGTTTTGCGGCCTCTTCCCGTGCTCCCTGATAACCAATCTTTCCAGTCTGTAGCGCTTTGCTGACTGTCGCTCCAACCTCGGCAGCTTTTTCACGTCCTCTTACTCGCTCCTCTTGCGCCTTCATCTCCGCAGCTTTGCGTCGCTCCTCCGCTCGGAACCGCTCGACGCTAGCTTGGTGCGCTTCCTCGCGAGTCTTAGCTTGTTTTTCGCGCTTCTCGGCTTCCTTCTCCCGTCTGGCTTCTTCTTGCGCGGTAATATCGTGAGACTTCGCGAGGCGTTCTTTATCCTCTTTTGCGCGCCGGATTTCTCTGACTACAGCTTCCAATCCCGAAGTATTGATGCCAGCAAAAGTGCTCTCTTTTGCTAACCCTTCCTCGATGAACTGAAGAGCACTTAAAGCGTTGTCGACTTTCTGTTTTACCGTCCCCCCTGGATGTATCCAGCCTAAAAACCTACCGATAGTTTCTGCTGTGTAGGCATGCGAAAAGTCATCCCTTTTCGCATCCCCGAGGATAAACCCAGGAGCATAACGTAAATACCCTCGGTTAGCTTTCTCGTGCGGTTTTCTCAACTCGATCCTTCCCTCCGCATACGCCTGCACAACCGCATAGACGGTCTCGATTTCGACGATTGCCCGGCTGCCCCACTCCTCCATATTCTCATTCGCCATAATCCGAATCATATTCTCGTCGGATAACGGTTTGACGATCACTTCGACTTCCTTGCTCTTTCCATAGCATTCGCGCAGCGCAACTACGCGATGGTGCCCGTAGGCTTGCTCTACTTTGCCGTCAACAACACGGCCAAGGATATTATCCCAGTAGCCGGTCTGCTCGTAAGAAGCTTTGAGCGCTTCTACCTTCTCCCGAATAATCGGATAGTGTTCGATCCGTCGAAACGGATTAGGTTTGATATCTTTAATCTGTACTAACATTTAGTTCATTGTCTTTCATTGTCACTGAGTGCCAGCGGCCAGCGCGGGCGATTGCTCGGCTTACCGCTTTAATCGGGATCGGGTTTAAGTTTCCAAAGCCGCCAGCCGTTCCCATCTTTTCTTTGCACCACTTTTGCGCCGATTAAACGAATCCCCTGAGCGATCAAATTTCTCTCACTATTGGTTTTAGCAAATACCGAGTCACCAAAATCCATGGTCCGAGCCATCGCTTTCCATGCTGCCTTTTTGGGAACCGGAATTCCTTTTTCTATTTTGAATTCTCCATTTTTTATTGGTTTCATTTTGCTTTCCATGTTCACTGCGGCCAAGCTCTGTTCACCTTAATTTCCTCCGGGCGGCAGCCAGCCGCCGAACGTTTCCAGAAATTCGGCTTGTGAACGCACCAGTTCTTTGCGCAGTTTGCGCACGGTGGCCGCTTGCACTGCATTAAGTTCCGTGTACTCCAGTACCGAAAGGCAAATTTCGGTGTAGGCGTGGAGCGAGGCTAACGATCTCGTGAGTAGGGCCACAGATTTAGCAAGGACCTCTTCTTGTCCGGTCAATTACTCCCCTCCCCGATCAGCGTACGCTTGCGGCTCTTGCGTCGCACGATCCCGGTCCGGAGGGTGGCGTTCTCAGCCTTCAGCGCCTCGATCTCCTTGCGTTGCGCGCGAATCTTATCGATATACGCCAGCCCGCGATCCTGGTGATTTTTGATCCAAGTACTCAAGGACTCAACCTCGCGCGCCAGTCGTTCACACCGCGCACAGCTCATCGCTCGGGCTCCTTGGCTGTTCGCGCCACATCTTCCCAGGCTGCACGAATTTCGGGGTTGAGTCGTTCCCAGCCAGTCGGTTCGATATTGTCCGGCAACTGACGATCCCAAAACGCTTCATACCTCAGTTGTCCCGGCGTTTTCGTAGCTGGTTCATCCTCGGGCTCAGGCCCAAGCCATTCGTCGTCCGGGTTAGTCGTCTTCCAATGGTCATAAGAGCCCATTATTTGCCTCCAGCGACACGCGCGCCCACGATCTCGGTCACCTTGATCCCAGGGATTAGTAACTCTTTCGCCCCGCTCTCCTTAAGCATACGCACGACGTCCATACAGGCAGATTGGCTTAATTCGATTTTCAGCAGCTTGCGATTGAACTTCCAAATTTCGTCAAGGCTCTCAATTTCGAACTTGTAGCTCTTGGTTAGGGCCATTCCCTGCACGGGTTGCACGACCTTGTTAGCGGCCAGCGCCGCGTCCTGCGCTTGGCGGATCAGTTCGGCACGCTTAGCCTCGTCCGCTTCGTTGTGCGCTTGTTTGGCCAGTTGCGCGAGCTCGGCCTCATGCTTGGCCTTTTCCTCTTCGCGTTCACGCCGGCGCACACCTTCAAAAATGGCCACGGCGCTCATCACGTCCTGATAAGCATCTTCGAGCTTGGCCCGAGCACGCTTGGCGCTGTCGTCGATCAGGCGGCAGGCTTTCAGGAACGGTTTTTTGAGCGATTCTCTGGATTCCTCAATGCCGTTGATCAGCGCTTTGATCTCTTTGGCCTGTTCGATACAGATGGCTAGCGACTGGTCGTCCTTAACCGCAGGCAGTTGCTCACAAGCCCGCAGGCATTCGGACACTTCCGCGGCGCTTTCTGGATCCAGACTGATCGCCAGATCAAAAGTTGGGGGTGGTGCCGGTTCAAATAATGATAATGCAAGCTCCATGGTTATTCGCGCTCCTGTAATTGGGCAAGTAAGTCGTCAATGGCTGCCACCTCAGTCTCGCCGTAACCGACCGGGCTGCCGGGTCCATCGTAAGTGTCATCGTCGATGGCCGACCAGTCGAAGCGTCGATCTGGCACGGGCGGGTAATCAAAGTTAGTCTTAATTTTCATTCTTTGGGAAAATGGAAATCTACGAGGATCCACCGGTTTGCCTTCTTGGCTGGCCGCACGAGCGCCTCGATCTCCTGCCCCTCCGCCGCGAAAAGATCCTCGCCCAGTTTTTGTTCAGGCGTGAAGACAGCTCGTCCTTTAATCTCGGCCCAGTAGTACTTCTTCCCATCAAACTCTGAGGGTCGGCACTGAGTGACAACGCCTTGCAAGGTGCTGCTGTTGCCGTTGGCCACGCCGCCATTGGGCTGCTGCTGCTCTTGTGCCGGCGGTTCAGGCTCGGTTTGTTTCGGTTCGGTAGCTTTTACCGGTTCCGGCTTTCGGCGTGCCGGTGGCGGCTCCTTGCGCGTTTCCTGGCGCTCCTGACGTGGAGCTTCCTCGCGGATTTCCTCTGGCGTATCTTCCAGGTCCTGAGTGAAGATATCGCTCGCGGCCGTGGCGTTCAGTGTCGCTGCGACCAGCGCCCGTTTGCACGCCATTTTGACCACCGTGTTGTGGTAGTCGGCCGGGTTATCGTGCTCAACCTTGTGGGCGACGTACCACTTACCGTCCTGCTTAGTGACGGAGAATTGGCGGCCGCCGATCTTTTCTGGGTTGCGATCCTTCCAGTAGTTGCCTGGAACCAGCACTGGTTGGTCGTTCTCGTCTTTAAGTACTTCCTTACGGTAGCGGTATTTGCCTTCTAGCGTCGTACAGATACCCACGCCTTCACTGACTAAAGCGCCGCTCGTGATGTGATGCAGACGGCAACGGACCTGAAACGATTTGTGGCCTCCAGGAAGATCGGTTTCGATCGTTTCATAGGATGGCGCCAGCCGGAACAGGAAACAGAGTTTTTCGGCACCTGGCTTGAGTAGTGTAGGTTTACCTTCTTCCTTGCCAGTCTCCGGATTTTTGCGACCGGTGCCGGGGATGACGCCGTAATGCTCGCCTTCGCGCATGACAGCCTTCATCGCCTGCTGGATGAGTTGCACTTGGCCGATGAGCTCTTCGATGGAGATCGCCGCCAGCGCCAGCCCGCTAGGTTGAACAGTTAATTGTTGAGTAGGTTCGTTCATTAGACTTGCTCGAGTTCTCCATCCACTCGGTAGGTGATCGGACATTGCGCCAGCAGGCGAACGCGTTCTGCGGAGCCGTCGATTTCTTTTATTGCGGTGATGATTTTATCGTCGTTATTCATTGGTTATTACTCAGTGCTACTCAGTATTTACGACATTTTCAAGCTCGGCTTTAGCCCGCGCCAGATCATTTCTGACCAGAGCGCGCATATATTGCGATAAGGTCATATCGGCGGCGCTCGCCCGGTCGCGGATCAGCGGCGGCATCCAAGGCGGCAGACTAAAGGAGAGCCGAGCGACAGGCTCTTTTGGTTTTACTTTCCTCATATCAAGTGTATATGAGGTATTATTTACAGCACCAACGAAAAATGTCAATCTCTGCCGAAAAATGACCCCTGAAGAAGTCCACGCTGAAGTGCTGCGGCTCGAGCAGCGGCTTGAGGGCGCCACAACTATAGCCGACCGGCTGGCGAGAATTGAGACGCGACTTGATGGCTTACAGTGGACAGTGCGCGGCCTCTACGGTTTACTGGCGGTCGCGGTTTTCGTTAATCATTTTTGGAAATGATGTTTGCCACCAGAGCCAAGCACCGCGGCCGCTGCACCATCGCCGATTTAGTCCGCGAGGCGTTTGATGAATATATTGATCGGGAAAACGAACAGCTGGCCGGCCGGCAATAAAATGGCTAATCAACCGCAAATTCTGTAAACAGCTTTGCCTTGCGTCCCTTCCGCGTTTTTCTGGCTTGAGACTATTGGCGGGAACCAAATCCGGATCACCCGGCCAGACTGGTTTGAACACCAGCCAGTATGTTTCAAAAGAGCCGTTCACCGCAATTTGCGCGATCGCCACCGTTCATTTAAGTCGGCTTCACCTTTGGCTTGAGCCTCCGCAAGATTTTTACTGGAAATTTAAGCTTATGGAAGTTCCAGGACCCGAACCAGTTACATTTACAGATAAGGTTATCTGTACTGTCGAATTAATGATGGTAATCGAAGGCTGCGACGGCCAATAGGTGCTCCAATTAAGTAAAAGCATGCCAACAGAAAGTTGACTAGTGTTTGGCGCAATACTGCCTACCGTATTACCAAATGCAGGGAGTCCCGTTACCGTGATAATCGGTTTCGCTGCGCTGGGTACGATCATGACACTTGGCATAAAGAGGTTAAGCTTGGAAGCGCATGGAAAATGCCAAGTTAGCCGCAGCGCTGATCGCCGTAACCGACAAATCGATCTTATCGTTCTGGATCACGTCTACAGTCAAAGTCGTATTCGAGAGTGTGGTCGTTAAATTGATTGCCGTAGCTCCGGTAATCGCTGTACCATTACGATTGATCGCGACAGTAGCAGTACCCGCGGTGAGGACCGCGGAGAATTGCACAATGCGATAACCTAATGCCGGAGCAACAGATAAATCGATGGTGTAAACCTTGACGGCAGGTGTCTCAATAAAGCCGCTGAAACTCTGTAACGGCAACGCTTGCCAAGCCGTATTATCGCCACGCGCCCAGGTTCGCTGTTGTTGACCAACCCCCGTCCCTACAGCTGGCAAAATTGGTACTGCCCCAATTGCACTGGTGGTCGCAAGAGCTGCTGAACCGGACGCAGCAACCAAAGCCCAATACGCAGCGTTAGGAGGCTGGTTGCCCGCATTCGCCAGGATACAAATATACGTCGCGCCGCCCTGGCTGACGGTATCGTTGACCACGTAGCTCGTGCCAACCGCCCACGGGCCTTTCCAGTTCATGCCAGCGCCCGGAGCGCCGGTATTGCCGGGGTTTCCCTGCGACCCTTGCGCAGCGAGCGTATTCCAATACGTCGAATTAGGCGGCTGAATAGTGCTATTCGCGAGAATGCAGATGTAGGATGCGCCCGCATTGCTAACTCCGTCGTTCAGCGCGTAGGAAGTGCCCGAGACCCACGGCCCGCGCCAGTTCATTCCGGGGGGCCCGGTGGGCCCAGTCCCGCCTACTTGCGCGAGCACGTTCCAATTGGCGTTTGGTGGCTGGCTGTTGGTATTGGCAACAATACAGATATAACTAGCTCCTCCTGAGCTCACCCCGTCATTAACGACATACCCGGTTGCCGCTAACCAGGAACCCTTCCAATTCATGCCCGGCGGCCCGGCCGGCCCCGTCAATCCGGTCGGACCAGTTGGCCCAGCCGGTCCGGTGTTTCCGATGGGCCCCTGCGGACCGGTATTGCCGATCGGTCCCTGACTGCCAGCCGGGCCAACGCCACCCTGTTGCGCGACCAGTGACCAATAGGTGGCATTGGGCGGCTGGTTATTCGTATTCGCGGAGATGCAGATATAGCTCGATCCGCCCTGACTAACCGCATCATTAATCGCGTAAGTAGTGGCCGATGCCCAACCTCCGCGCCAGTTCATGCCGACCGGTCCGGGCGGCCCTAGTGATCCAGTAGTCCCCGGTGCGCCTTGCGCCGCGAGGATGTTCCAGTAGGTCGCATTCGGCGGTGGCTGATTCAGGTTGGTCGCGGTACAGATATAGCTTGAGCCGCCCTGAATCACTCCATCATTTACTGCGTAAGTGGTCGACGAAACCCAAGCGCCGCGCCAAGTAATCCCGATTGGTCCGATCGGCCCGGTGGCCCCAGTCGTTCCGATCGGTCCGGTCGAACCGGTTGGCCCAGTATTGCCGGCAGGTCCCTGGCCACCGGTAGCTCCGGCCTGAGCGAAATAGGCCCAATCCGCACTACCGCCAGCTTGGCCAGGATCGCTGCCGGTATTGGCAATCGTACAAATCCAACTGGACACAACGGTTTGTCCAAAAGCATTACGAGTAACCAGATCGTTAACCGCATACGCAGTTGAGCTTGACCATGCACCCCGATAATTCGGTCCGGGGGTACCCGCTGGTCCTGTCGCTCCAGTTAGGCCAGTCGACCCGGTCGGTCCAGTCGCGCCCGTTGTTCCCTGACTACCGGTCGGCCCAGCTACGCCTTGCAGTGCGACCGGCGACCAATACGTCGGGTTAGTCGGCGGAAATGACGTATTACCTAGAATGCAGATATACGACGAATTTTGATAACTGACCGTATCGTTGATCGCATAGGCTGTTGCTGATCCCCAAGCGCCGCGCCAGTTCATCCCAGGCGCACCAGCGGCTCCGGTCGCGCCAGTCGCGCCAGTCGTGCCAGTCAGTCCACTCGCCCCTTGCGCGGCCATTACCGACCAATAGGTCGCATTGGGTGGTTGCTGATTGGTGTTCGGTGCTGTACAAACGTAGCTTGATCCGCCAGAGGTGACCGCATCATTGATCGCATAAGCGGCCGCTGCGCTCCAGTTGCCGCGCCAGTTAATGCCGGTTCCAGGGTTGCCTTGCGGCCCCGCCGGTCCCGTTCCGCCTACCTGCGCGAGCAAACTCCAATTTGCATTCGGCGGCTGACTGTTCGTGTTCGCGTTAACGCAGAGATAACTTGAGCCGCCGGAGCTCACGCCATCATTGGCGTTATAAGCGGTTGCGGAATTCCAGGGCCCGCGCCAATTCATAGCTGGCGGTCCAGTCGGGCCGGTGGGCCCGGTAGAACCTGTTAGGCCGGTCGTTCCTTGTGGCCCTTGTATTCCCTGCGGCCCGGTCGCGCCAGTCGTTCCCGTGGCGCCTTGGATGCCCTGCGGCCCCTGGCTGCCGGTGACGCCAATCGGGCCTTGTGACCCGGTCGGGCCGACGGCACCTTGCGCCGCCATTACGTTCCAATAGGTCGCGTTAGGAGGCTGCTGATTAGTGTTTGCTGCCGTGCAAACGTAGCTTGATCCGCCAGAGGTCACTGCGTCATTAATTGCGTAGGCGGTTGCCGCGCTCCAAGCGCCGCGCCAATTAATCCCAGTGCCAGGATTGCCTTGTGGTCCCTGTGGACCGATTCCCCCAGTTGGGCCGACGAGGCCTTGGGGCCCCTGTGGACCCGCGCCACCCGTTGCGCCAGTTGATCCTTGAGCACCAGTCGCCCCAGTTAGCCCGGTCAACCCGGTCGGCCCGGTGTTTCCAATCGGTCCCTGCGGGCCAGTCGGCCCGGTCGATCCGGCAACGCCTTGCGCACCGGTTGCTCCAGTCGCGCCAGCGGTCCCTTGCGGTCCCTGTGATCCGGTCGGTCCCGGCGGCCCTTGAATGGGTCCAACGTCAACCCATGCCGAGCTTTCCCAGCACCAACCATGTCCGGTATCTGCGGCAATCCAAAGGTCACCTTGCGTGTTGCCAGTCGTTGGCAGATCGGAATGCGTCGGCACAGTGCCCTTGAGCAATAGTCCTTGTCCCGGTGGTCCAGTCGGACCGGTCGCACCAGCGACTCCTTGCGGGCCAGTCGCGCCAGTCGCTCCCTGTATCCCTTGAGCACCTTGGTTTCCCGGATTGCCTTGCGGGCCGACTGCCCCAGCGGTGCCTGTAGAGCCTTGCGCGCCGGGCACTCCTTGCGCGCCAGGCACTCCTTGCGCGCCGGCTGGCCCTTGCGTTCCTTGTGGTCCTTGTGCACCTTGCGCACCGGCCGGACCCGGAGGCCCCTGAACAGGTCCCACATCGGTCCAGGCGTTAGTTTGCCAGACGTGCCCGTGCCCGGTATCAGCTGTAATCCAGAGATCGCCATTGGCGTTCCCGGTTGTGGGAAGCGCGGCAGTATTTGCCACGGTGCCCTTAATCAAAACTCCAGCACCGGGAGTCCCGGCTGGACCCGGCTGGCCTTGAATTCCTTGCGGGCCGGTCGGGCCCACAGGCCCTGGGCCACCGGCAATTCCTTGCGTTCCAGGCGGCCCAGGAGGCCCCTGTGCACCATTAAGGCCAATCGCGCCCGCTGGCCCTGGCGGCCCTTGCGGCCCGGCTCCAACCTTGACCAAAGCAGGATTACCTTGGCTTCCAACCAGCACCGATACTTGCGAAATAGTTGGCATAAAGCTTAAGAAGGCACAGGCGCTGTGCGCAGAGTGGTTGATTGATTAATGCTGAATTGTTGCGCTAAAATGTTGTTGCGAGTTCCAGTCTTATCCCACCATTTAACGTCCAGGAAAAATGTTCCGACAGCTTGTCCTGGAATCGAGAACGCGATTTGTCCGGTGGTATCGCCCGCCATATCTTCCTGATACAACGCACTGGCGTCCGGATCGGTCTCATTGACCTTAACGGTCATCCCGACGTAGCTGCCGGTCAGATCGAGCACCGTGTTTCCGCTCGGATCTTTGACCAGATCATAAAAAATGAGCGTAACCGGAATCGGGTCGCCACTGTACAACGCATATGGAAATATGTTAGCCATGTTCCCTTTAACTAAGGCTATAAGCCAGACCATCAAAATATATCTCACAGCCGGGAGTTATAGCTCCTACTGCAGCTCCCAAACTCAATGTTATAATTTGCAATGAGCCATCACCCGGAGCAAAAAATATCGTTGCTGGAGTATATGATCCGGAACTTTCATAAACAGAACACATGAGATATACCCCATTTGGTGGTTTTGGATTATTTGGATCATTCGATATTAATTGGCCGCCTGGGTTAGCATTAGATGATCCTGTATAATTAACTGCTCCACTCCATCTTATAATATTCCCAACCTTTTCCTCTCTCCATCTTAAGGGGGAACTGCTTACATTAGGAAAAAACGGTTGAGTCACTGGATAATTCCATGGTCCAACTGGAGGAGAAAGTAAAAAACCTGAATATCCGTTACCTGTGGTCATAAGTATTTTTTAAGAGATCCTGATTGCGTAAAGAACGGGTGAAGCATGAACGTTTGTCCCGTAGGATATCGCTGTTTGCCCGGTCTGATCAGTTACTGGAACCAACTCAATGAATTGACCGGCGTTAAGCTGATAAACGCTCGAAAGCGACATGCCAGCACCATTATTGCTAGTATCTCCTGAGACGACTGGTCGTCCTTGATCGGCAATGTTATCGTTAGCATTTCCGCCGACTCTTATGACCAATTGACGGTAAGTTCCTCCAGTAATTGACCCTGTCCAAACAACATTTCCTCCGACTGCATAGATCCCGCCTTGCCCGGCAGGGATCGTGATTCGACTAGGGTTAGTCCCCGCGCTCCAATAACCACCGCTGTCTGTATTTAAAATCGGCGTATCAAAGGCAATCGCCGTCCCGCTGACAATCGCTACACTGGCGCTTCTCCAGACGCGTGCACCATGCTGTCCGATGCCGCCCGCTGCCGCCGATAGCACCCCGCCACTCTGGGTAATCGTAGTAGTGTCGGGGCGCACGATCCCAAGCACCGTATTGGTGGCGGTCGGTACTGAGAGCACCCCGGTCGCGCTCGTTATCGTGGTACCGTCGGCGCGCACGATGCCGGGCTGAGTTGCCGTTGCCAGATCGCTGCAGTTGCCTAGATAAACGTGCGTGCTGCCTATAAAGCTACCGCTGACCGCCGAGCCTGGATTACCAAGATTACGGAACGTCAAATTTGGGTTCGACCAGGCGGTCACAATGCCGTTGACGACATAAGTGCCGTCCGTGATTAGAATCGATTGCCCTGCATGGAAATCGTTCGGCAGAACATTCGTGAGCGCATAAGCGGCCGTAGCTCCAGCTGCCGGGATTGCTTGCTGCCCTGAAACGATCGCTACGTACGGATTAACATTTGACGCGAGCAGACCGCCGCTGATCCCAAGAGTAACATTATCAGGTCTGCTGATGCCCGGCGCTGCCACGGTGGCGATGTCCGGTGAACCGCCCATGAACACGTAGGCGGTCGGGCCGAAGTTGCCACTAACCGATGTTCCCGGAGTGCCTAGGTTGCGCACCGTGATCGACGCCGGCGTTCCTGGCGTGTACGTCGTAATGATGCCGTTCATCACTTGCGATCCGTCCGTAATCACGCACGACTGCCCAGCACGGAACCCGCTCCACGCGGTCGCAAGTGTAAAGGTCGCAGAACCGCCCAGAGCCGGGATAGCCGGTGAACCGGTAATAGTGGATACCCACGAATTGCCGCCTGCCCCGGTAACGTTGGCTTGCAGCTTGCCGCCAACGATGGTGATCGTTGAGTTATCAATGGGAGGCATCAAGCCTGCGACAGTCGGCGTCCCAAGGGGAGTTGGATCGTTGCCGGTAGGCAAATGCTGAGGGCCGTGCGGGCTCGGGGTGAAGGTTGCAGGCAGCGCTCCTAATGAAGGGAATTGCGGGACGCTGAACGCATTATTACCGTTGAGGAATTGGGTCACCACGCCAGGGATCACCGGAATTAAGCCAGCCTCAACCGTCGTTGCTAAGGAGGCGGCGTTACCCAGGTAAACGTGCGAATTGGCCGCCATCGTGTAGGGTGCGCCCACAGTGCTGGTCACCGTGAACGAAAGCGCCGTACCTGAGACGGTCGCAATAAATCCGTTGATGTAGTGAACCCCGTCGGTGACGAGAATCCCTTGGCCCGCGACCATGTCGCCGACAGTTGCGCCCATCGTAACGCTGATGGTTTGCCCAGAACCGGTCACCGAGAAGGTAGCGGGAATCGATCCAACCCAAGCATTACCACCGCCACCACCGACCGCTCCAAGCACTCCACCGGTAACATGCAGAGTCGTATCAATCGGGATCTTGTTTGGGTCCAGGTGCGCGTTGCCATCGAGCCCGACGTAGCCGCCCGCCACACCCTTGTTGGCGACCTGCTCGAATACACTCGGACTCGCCGGATAGCCCGGAGGTGCTGGCGTCGCGCCACTCGCGCCTTGGAGCGGGTCAGGATTAACCGTGACTTGAATATCGGCCGATAAGGAAAAGCGTTCGCCATCAGCCGGGGAAAACACGAAATGCAACTCGACTGGAGCCGGCTGATTCGCAGCCTGCACAAGTGCAGCCAGTTGCGTCGTTTTGAGGTTAACGTTGACCTGATAATACTGGTCGCCGCTCGCATCAGTGAGTACCGTCGGCGAGCTAACGATAATCAGGTTGTTGGCCGGGAGCGTCGATGGCGGCTGAAACACCAGGATCGAGAGCGTGTCGCCAGAGGCGAGCGTCTGAATTATTCCCGAACGCGTGATGTAAATTTGCAGGTTGTAGTTGTCGCCGTACACCCAAGTCTGTGGCAACAGCTGCACGCGCGATTGCACGCCCTGCACGAGCTGGCGTGCGTCTTCATCGAAATAGTAGGCGATCATCTGAATTAATTTCCGGTAATAAAGACTACATTAGGTACATTAAAAGTCATTAATGCGGCATTACCCCTAAAATTAACAGTTTGTACTACTTTTGGACTAGTATTAGTAGAAACTGGTCCAGGATATTTATAAATCCAAGATCCTTTACCTTTTGGATATCCGGGTAATCCATCAGGATCATGAACCCATCCGGTAGGATCAAGTTCCAAAAAATTAGCATCTTGCGGCCAAGGAGGTATAGTAGCTACGCCACTAGCTGAAAGAATTATAATTCCATCATAAGTAACTGTATAGTCCCAATTAAAAGACCAACGAGGATCATCCTGTAACGATCCATTAACTGCCCAAATAACTGGACCAGTTTGAGTATAACCTCCTCCAGTTCCCCAATAACTCTCAAGATAAATTGCTGGCGGATTAGCAGGAGGAGTTATAATTGCATCAGCATAACCTGGATTCGCTACCCATATTTGTGGCGAATAATAATCCTGATTTTTGGCTACCGCAGAAGGCATAAAGTTTCCTGTCCCTGAAATTTGTCCAGTGCCCCAATAATAACCACCACCTGCATTAGTCCCGCCATTGACCATAATCCATTGCGCTTCATTCGGTGGAGTATCTGGATCACTGAACCAAGGAATTAGCGGATTTGCCGCGACAGGTCCCGACCACATCCAACTTTCATCAAACCTCCCGTATTGGGGACTCGTATTATCATTATAATCTGGATCGACTACGATCGATCGCAGCCAGCCGGTCGGGTTGCCGTCCGGATCCGTCGCCCACGGCTGTTGATTACCACTCGCCTGCACGTTCATTTTGAACACCGGCCCGCGCGACCCTGGGATGATTTGCAGCTGCGAGTTGCCGTCCGTGCTGACCTCGCCGTACATCGACATGATCCAATTCAGTCCATCGATAACTTCGTTAAGTTTGCGCCAGACATTAAGCGTCGGCGAGACCGGCTTGATTTGGTGATTTAAGTTCATGCGACGAAATTCGACATTGAGAACCCAAGACTGCCGAGCGTGAAATCGAGTTGCCAGACCTCCTGCACTTCGAACCAAGTCGGGTTCGCATTGATGATCTTACTGACAAAGCGCGAAAGTGTTTGTAACGGCTTGACTGAACCGGAACTGATTACTGGCACGTAGTCATATATACGACCAACTTCCAGCGGATCGTATCGTGTAGTGGAGTACCCATTAACAATCTTCAGCATTGGCGACGCTTTACTTTGGAATACCGCTCCATTGATGTACGCATTCGTATTATATGAAAACGTTACGGAGATTGTCTGATACTGAATATTCAGATTCATCAGCTGGCCTTTGCCGCTGACACTTACTGCCCCACTCCACGAAAAGCTGCGGTCGAGCAACTCGGTCGTCTGGTACGGATTCGTAACAATAACGCTACCATGACCACCAATATTTTTCCGGGCGTCAAGGATGCCGATATAGTGCAATTTCGCTTCAGTTTGGCCCGCCCCGATCACCCGATCCTCGACCTGCGTAAGCTGCATGTACTGGTAGTCTGGGTGAGCACTACCCATCGCCGGCAAAAATGCGCTAAATCCGGTCGTCGGCCCCTCGTAAGGCAGCATAGCGACATCTACGCCGAACGCGCGCCGGGACTCGGATCGACCTGGCTTGACTGCGTAAGACTGCGCCCCGTGCACATAGAGCATCAGGGAGCCCCTCCGGAGAGCGCTGCTGACAAGATCGTCAGCAGCATGTCGAGCTTAGTATTGGTATCGCCGGTATTCTTCTCGATTGTCGGATTGCCAGCGATCGCCGCGGCGCCAGCGCCAGCTCCCAGCCGCGCTTGTTCCATTCCGCCAATATTAGCACCGCTAACCCCGAACATTGCCGCAGAGGGCCGTAAGCCTGGCGCTACCGGGACCGCTGGCGCGACATAGCCTAGCGGTTTCTTGCCGGTAATTAGGTCAAGTGCATCTTTAAACGCTTCCGCCGTTCGTTTCGCTTGCTCGCCGACCTGTTGGAACTGTGAGCCGACGGTACTCATGGTCGCGGTAAACTTCTGAGCCAGCCCTGGCATATCCTCGATTCGCCCTGGGACCGCTCCGGCGATCGCTCGCTGGCGTTCGGTCTGTTCCTGGCGCATTTTCGCAATCGTCTCGCGTTCGCCTTCTGTACGTAATCGTTCCTGTTCGGCGCGCTGTTCGCGCGCGGCAGTCGTTAAATCTTTTGCGCTGATCTGACCGCCTGCTACGTATCGTTGAATGTCGGCTTCAGACATCCCGGTCTGTTTCGCGTACGCGCCAATTCCTTCCTGCATTTGAGTTTTTAGATTCGTGGCCATCTGGCTATGTAACAGCCGGTCCATGCGGTCTTGCACGAGGCCTGGATCCTGGCGCGCATAGTCGGGGTGTTGTTGCCGGATCGATGTCTGCAATTGGTCGAAAATCTGTTTCGTTAATCCGACCTTGTCCGCAAATGATTCTTGTGCAGTCAGGCTTTTCTCGGACGTCGTAGTAAGCTCTTGCTGAGCTTTGTCGGCCACACGCACAGCTTCCGTGTAATCCTTGAGCGCCCGCTCATCCTGGCGCCATTGGTTGACTTGATCCTGCAAGATGCCACCAAATTGTTCGTTTAACTTGACCAGCTCGCCGAACGTGATTGTGCCCGACTCCCTGATGTTAGCGATTTCGGTGGTAAGCCCTTTTAGCGGGACCCCGGCAACCTTGGCAGCTTCCGCAAGTTTGGTAACTTCCGCCGTAGCCTGCGGAACCGTTTCACCCGCGGCCACGAGTTCACGAACACCAGCAACTCCCTGGTCGAGTCCGGTATTAGTCGCGTGCATCGCCTCTTTGAGCTCATCAAAAGCCTGCACCCCGCGCTCCGAGTCATCGATAATGTTTTTCCATTGCGTCTCGAGCTCACCGACCTGCATCAAATCCTTGATACCTTCCCAGGCCACTTTGATCGCTGCACTAATCGCTGAAAATGCAATCAGCCGAGTAACAATGCGACCAAACTGACCTTCGACTCGATCAAGAAAGCCAGCAGTCTCTTTGACGTTTTCTTTAGCTTCCCCGGTTTTCGCTACATACGCCTGATACGCGGCTTGATCGCGGACATTGCTGAACTCGCCGACTGCAGCACCGACATCCTTGACGCCGGCCTTTTCGAGAATCTCTTTAACCCGCTGACCTCGCGCCTCAAGCTCGGCCAGTTCGCCTTTGGCCTGCGCATCGTTAATGATGAAATCTATTTGGACTTGAACGGGGTCTGGCATAGGTGTTTATCCCGAACTCGTTAAAAGTGCTGCGCGAATTTCTGCGCGATCATCAATGAGGAAATCATTACCCTCACGTTGCCAGTGCAGCAGGTTAACTTGATAAGAAACGGCTGCCGGGAGCTGCCACAACACCTCAATAAACGTTAGCTTCGTCAGCTGTGAAACGGTTGTGGCGATAGCGATCATGCCGGCAGCCTGCCATCGTTTTTTGGCGCGTCTCTTTCCTCCGCCGGCCGCACTTTAGTCGACACGCGGATCTCGTCACCAAGCCGCCTATAGAGATCTAGCAAGGGCTTCATGTGGTTAATAGTAACTCCGTGCAATTCAGCCCATGCAAACGCCTCTAATTTCGCCTCTTCCCTACTTTGCTTGCTGGCGATCGTAGCGAGCGCCTCCTTTGGCTCCAGCGTACATATCCAGACATGGAAGATCGCTTCGTACGCCCCGCTAGCTTCAAATCCAGTCAACTCCAACGCAATCATCTGGCGCATCAGCGAGTACGGCTTGAGCTCGACACCGTCAAACGTCTTAGGGGTAATTGCGCTCAGAAACGCTGTATCGGTTGAGTCGATCTCTGCGGTAAGCTCGTTCATATATTTGAAAGGTGAAACGTTTGCGTTTCGATTGAGGCGTTGATGCCGAATATGGCGGTTTTGCCGTCGTTATTAACGAAGACCCAGCGGGCGTCACGCGGAACAGTTTTCAGTAGCCGCATCAGGAACTCGCGGCGTTCGAGCACTTCCCGGCAGGCTTGCGCGATGCATGCATCGATTAGAAACTGGATTCCTTTACGGTCTCCTGAATCAGGAATCAGACGCTCGATGACTTTGCTCAGCGTCTCGCCAGTCTCTTTGCCGGTGAATCCGCGATACAAGTATTGGAAAATCTGCGGTGAGCCCGCTTCGAAATTCCAGTCAGCCGTCTCGGTTGGCTCGTTCTCACGTCTCGGCTTCTGACACCACTCGAGATATTGCGCTTTTGAGTTGAAAACGAGTTTCCAAGTCAGCGGATTGTGAGTTTTAAGTTTGAAACCGAACATGAGCAACGTTGCCGCGAACTTCGTATCGGTCGTTGTCAAGCCGGTTTCCTGATAGCTCAGGTTGCCTTGAATCATGGTAGGATTTTATATGGAACAGGTTAAGGAGAATCACGGACCTGTAATCAGGGGATAATAGGTGGCCGAGACACGAGCCGTCTGGTTCACCGCGCGCCCATGCGTGAAATGCACTTGGTGACAGACCGTTGAGCCGCCAGTAGGAACCTGATTTGTAATAATGTTAGAGACGGTAATTTTCTGGCCCAGCATCGAAGCGATTGCCGCAGTCGTCTGACCGCTGAACACGATCTCGGAGCGCGGGTTGTGCAAAACGACTTCGATAATCTGCCCGAAGGCGTCTTTTTGCTCATAACGGTCGACGGTGTCAGTCTGTTCATAACTTTCCATTGACAAGCCCGTTTCGGCTTGTGGCACGCCAAAGGTAAATCCTAAAGTTGATGGGTAAGCGGCGGGATAGGTTGGCAGCGGCATAAGATTATACTTTCAAATCAATCATTCACGGGTTGGGTTGCGGTAATTGAATATTGAGCTGCAAGCTACAGATGTACTGGAGCGGGTTGGACGTGTTGCGGACAAACTCCCACGGCTTTGCTAAGCATTGCCAGCGGCTCGGGATACCGGCCGAGACCGGGAAACTGGCCGGCGCAGGCCACATGTGCATGAGTGCCGTGATCCGCTCACAGATATCGACCGCGCGCGTCCCGGTACCGCTCGGGGTCGCGTTAAAGATCGGGTCTTCAAACACATTGATCTGTTGCAGAAGCCAGCCGGCTAAGCTCGGCAACCAGTAATCGAACAGCTGAAAGGTTGGCGTCAACACCACAACCGACACGCCGATCTTGCCAAGATTGACCGAGATCATATTCTCAATGTCGCCCCTGATCTCCTGAATGATGTCGATCGGCTGCCCGTTACTGGAGATGGTGCCATCAAAGAGCGCATCTCCCTGCAACCGGGCGACCAGCTGCTGTTGGGCTTGGACGGCGATACCTTCCGAATAAATTAGACACCTCCAATTGTTTCAACTAGTTCAGTGCGCACTTTGCCGACGAAGGCCGCCTGAAGATCCGCGTCGTCCGGCATCGCGCCCGGCCACGGTTGTTGATACACGCTCTGCTTGAGCGCGTAGATCGCCCGCACTTGATTACCGAGCTTGAGACACAGAGCATTGCCGGCCCGAAACAATTTGTCAGGATATTCACGTGCCGGAATCCCCTTCGCCTCGGCTACTACTGGGATCGTCAAATACTGGACGTTCTGAGCGTAGATCGGGCCGCCGGTGATCTTCCAGGCGAGCAGTGGATCAGTGTTCACGACTGTTGCCTGATTCTTGCCGTTCATTACCGGCGGCTGCCAGCCCTCGACGATGTCGCGCGCAAACTGCCCGCTATTGACTCCTGGCCCCAGATAACGATCGCCTTTCCAGTCCATCTTCGAGTGGTAATCGCGCAGGAACTCGTATCCAGCATAGGCGCCTGACTGTACCGGCTCAAACTGCATGAGGCGCCGAAAGAGACCTAGCACCGGATTCATGTTTACCTTAACCTCGACTTCCATATGTCAGATCCAGCTTCCTTGCCACCAAGGATTAACCCGCCGTTGCGGGTCAAAATCGATCTGGGGTTGCGAGCCCCAATTGATCGACGTCGGTGCCGAAACACCGGACGAGTTCTGGCCAGGCGCAATCTCGATCAGACACTTGGCGACGTCCTCAAGCTCCCGGAGCGCATCTTCGTATGTTTTCCGCCGCTCCGGTGTCGCCATGGGCAGACTTACTGGTAGCGAGTTGA